TAACGCTTACAACAGAAGCACAGGTGCATATATTGCAGCTTCTATAAATACACTTAATTGGAGTGTAAACAGCGCTGGCACCGCATATTTTGCTGGAAATATTGGGGTGGGGACAGCTTCGCCAAGCCAATTATTAACTATTAACAAAGCATCTGGAAATACTTTACAAGCGTTTAGTATTGCAGATTCAGTTAAAGCTTACATTGGACTATCGGGAGCTACAAATTCTCCTATTACTGGCGCTGTAACAAATGACCTATGTTTTAGATCTGAAAATGCAAATATTATATTCGGTGCAGCATCTTCAACTAGAGCTGACTTGTATATTAGCAGCGCTGGAAATGTCGGCATAGGCAATTCGGCTCCGGGAGCTAAATTACAAATTGAGAGCACATCTGATCAATTAAAACTCACTTACCCTAGTATTGCTTCGTATATCCATGAAGTACATTCTAATGGTGATTATTCAATTGCAAAAGATAGTAGTGAGAGATTTAGAATAGACTCAAGTGGGGACGTGGGAATTGGCTTAAATTCACCTTCAACGGCGCTAGACGTTCAAAAAACTAGTACAAATTCATCTGGAGTTGTTAATACTTTAAGATTACGCAACGGAGGAACATCAGGAGGCGATGGAGCTAAATTACTTTTTACATCTGGAACATCTACTGATGGAGCTGGTATTGCTGGAAAAGGGGTAGCGCTCAATAGTGCTGATTTAGCTTTTTACGCTGGTGGAAATAACGAGAAAATGAGGCTGGATACCAGTGGTCGGTTGGGATTGGGAACCCAGAGCCCGTCAGGTATACTTCACCTGTCAGGAGCAGATCCAGTCCTACGCATAACTGACAGTTCTGGAACAAGTGGAAATCTTTATGGACAAATTTTATTCCAAGCAGGTGTTGGTGGATCTGCGGTAGGCAAGGTTGGATATAACGGCAATGATGGTGTACTTCGTGTACACACTACCGGAGCAGAACCTATTGCATTTGGTACTAGCGATGTCGAGAAAATGCGTATAAGTAGCGCGGGAGACGTGGGAATTGATATTTCAGCCCCACAAGCACGTTTACACGTACATGGCGGTATTACAACAACATTTGGCAACTCTCCTTTAGCAATATTTGGCTCAGGATTTGCTGCTGGATATTACTCTACGATCGGTTTTGGTCCTACAAGCTCTACTTATACAATTCCACCTTCTGGAATTGGCTACACACCAACAGACCAAACTAATGGCGGTAAGGGTGATTTAGTGCTTGGCACAAGAAATGTAACTACAAACTCCGCACCAAGTGAGCGGGTGCGTATAACGAGCGCGGGGTCAGTATTTTTTGGAAAAACTAGTGATGCTAGTACAACTGCCGGTGTTTCTATTGTACCGACTTACAATGGGCATACACGATTTGTAAACGCCACTTCTGATAGTGGTGCAAGAGTTATGATCGTTAACAGGCAAAGCAGTAATGGAACACTCGTCGATTATAGAAAAGCAGATACCACTGTTGGAACAATTACATGTGATTCATCCTCTACTGCTTACAACACATCTTCTGATTATCGATTGAAGGAAAACGTTGTTAACATCACTGACGGCATTACTCGTGTCAAACAACTGCAACCAAAACGGTTTAATTTTATTATTGATGCTGACACCACAGTTGATGGTTTCCTTGCACACGAAACACAGACTGTCGTACCTGAAGCTGTTACTGGCGTAAAAGACGGTGAAGAAATGCAAGGCATAGACCAATCTAAGCTGGTGCCATTGCTAACGGCTGCATTAAAAGAAGTAATTACAGAGCTAGAAACTCTTAAAGCCGAAGTCGCGGCATTAAAAAGCGCATAAACACTAAAACAACTTTATTTATTTATTCAAATGGCTACTACTAACACCTGGAAAATTACACAGCTGGAACGTGAAACCGCAGACGGTTATGTTTTCGTTGCTCACTATACCGTAGAAGCGTCTGATGAAACCTATAAGGCTGGCGCTTACGGCTCTATTGGTTTTGAACGACCAGAAACATTGATCCCCTATGCGGATCTCACAGAGGAAATTGTTGTCGGTTGGGTCAAAGATCAACTAACAGCAGAGAAAGTAACAGAAGTTGAAACTGCATTGCAGGCACAACTTGACGAACAAAAAACACCCACCAAAGCATCCGGAATGCCTTGGTAATCTTATGTTAGATATTGCCATAAGAGATCTACAAATTAAGCATCCTTGGATGTTATATGAAGAAGCATTTGCTTTGATGATGGATGCATATTATCGTGCTTTACCACATCGTCATAAAGGAAACGCTTTAAAAACATTAATTGGTATCTCTTTTGGTATTTATTTACGAGAAGATAGAGACCAATTATTAAATCGTCTTGCTCGTATTAAAGAGTTCATGTAATCCATCAAACATTATTATGATTACCCTGATCCGTCCACTATTGTTTTCACTAATTAACAATCAAGCTTTTAAACGTACAATCGTCGATATTCTACGTAAGCTTGCAGAACAAAGCGACAACACTGTCGATGATCGCGCTGTTGATTTTATCGAACGCGGTCTATTTAACACTAAGTAATTGAACTGGTTGATCCGCCCTAGTCTTTTTTTAAAGTCAGCATGGAACAACCTTTAAAACCAAAAGAAGAAATCAAAAAAACAAAAAGTTTCCTAGCCAAAGTAAAAGAAAATACAGATGAGGAACTTCACATCCTTGGTACATTTGTCCGATTAGGCGTTGTAGTTTGGAGTGGTTTTATCATTACATTGAACTATGTTGAACTACCTATGATCAAAAAAGTTCAAACCAGTAGTGACATAACTTTTGTTGCTTCTATATTTACTGGAGCTTTGGCTACATTTGGTTTAAACACTTCAAACAATAAATCAAATGGCAACAACAACAAACCTCACGATCATAAAAAGAAGGAGGAACCTCATCCATGACCTATAAAATTGTAGACCTATACAGAAATAAAGTTCTAGGTTTTTACGAAACTGCTGAACAAGCTGAAAAGGCTGAATCTTACATGATGCATGAACCTGGTGAGAAACGATATGAAATTGTAGCTCCTGCACCTAAAAAAACAAGGAAGACTCGTGCAAAAAAAGAAAGCAACTGAAGATCAATTTAATGAGCTGCATAATCTTGTTACTAAAGAGTTCCTTGCTCGTATTAAATCGGGTGAAGCTTCTACAGCAGATTTAAAAGCAGCTTGTGATTGGCTAAAAACAAACGATATTAGTGGTGTTGCCTTTGATGGCACCTCACTATCTAAATTAGCAGCGGTGCTACCACAAGTAGACCCTGAACTTGTACAACGGAGAATGTATGGTAACTAAAAGACCAACACCAAACCAAATTAAAGCTGATGCAAAACCTCAAGCAAGGGCAAGGAGAGCTGCATTAAACAGAAAAAATCGAAAAGAAGGAACTTATGGTAATGGTGACGGTAAAGATTGGGCACACAAAAAAGGTGGTGGCTGGAAAAAACAAAGTGCCAGTAAAAACCGTTCTTACAATGCATCTGGAAAACGTCCCCGTTATTCTGCATGACCCCTTTACTTCTAACTCCTGACGATTACCTCTACAACTTAATAGTTATGACCTCTCCAGAAGCTAAGCGCCTGTGGAGGCGCTCTATTAAGGAACATTTTGACCATACTTGTATTTATTGCGGAAAGACTTATGATTTATCTCAATTATCTATTGATCATGTTCATCCTCGCGCTCGTGGTGGGCAGGATGTCGCAACAAATGTTGTATGTGCTTGTACCAAATGTAATCAGGAGAAAGGAAGTGAACCTGTCCTTAACTGGATGAGAACTAAATTTGGAGTCAATAGGCTCCGTGAAAAAATTATTATGGAGCATATTGGTTAGATGGATAGAGAAACCAAGCGAGCGTATGAGATTATTCAAAAAACAATTGTAGAAAATCTTGATAGACTACAAGCTGCTAGAAAAAAGGGAATTGAACTGCCGAGTGCAGATGTCAATGATTTAAGAAAATGGCGTAGGTTTGGTGCTGCTTTTGCTTGGGATCCTTTAGTTTTTCAAGATATTTTAGAAAAACCTGACATGGAGCCAGCAGCATTAATTAGCAGACTTCGGAGCACTGAAGACGGCTTGATGCGGCAATTTCAATACGTTAAAGGTGCTCCTATTCATCATGAGATTGCAAATAGAACTGGTGGAGACCTTGGTATTAGAACCCCAATTGATATTTGGGAAGATACAAAAAAACGTATTTTTGATTTAACTGGAGCAACGCCTGGAAATAATCAAGCCAATTTAAATGCTCTCAATATGTTTGATGAGCTTTGGCATCAAGGTCGCCTAGGTGCTAAGGGAAGTGTTTTTGCAGAAGTTGGTCTTATTCGTCCAAAAGACTTTCCTTATTTACATCGAGCTGGACAAAAGTTAGCTGAGAAGTTTGGATTAGATCCCAAATTAGTCCAAGCTAGTGCTGAAGAACAAGCTCAAGCTTTGCTTCCTTCTATTGAAGGACAGCAATTCAGGATGAGAGAGACCACTGCGACACCGCAAGTCCAAGCACAACGTAGTGTATATGTACGAGCAGGATTGGGTGAGGTTGTGGATCGATCAACACCAGGATCAGTAATACAGCTAATTGAAAGATTTACTAGACATACTCCACTCCCTAGATTGTTTGCTCAATCTGGATCATTGCAATTTGATGCAACTGCAGGTCTTGAAGAGTTTAAGAGAAGCCCTGAGTTTAAGTTATTACAAGACCAAATAAATGAAGGTTTAACTAAACAGGGATCGCCTCCTCTAAAAGGAACACAGATGTTTGGTATGCTTCCAATACCTAACCCTATGGATGCACTTGATGTTGTCCGTAAAAACGCGGTAGGTGCAGTTACTGGTGCTTTATCATTCGTTGAACCTGAAGCAATTAAATCTGCAATGAAAGGTGATTACGGACAAGCAGCGACACAAACTTTTCAGGGTGCTATTGCAGGTGGATTAGTAGAGGGCGGTTCGAGACTAGCTGGTCCTACTGTTACTAGGGTTGCTGCTAGTGTGTTACCTAAATCTTTACTTTCTATTGGTGCTGGAGCTGCTAAATTTGCACCGCCACTCCTTGCCGGTTACCTTGGTTACCAAGTATTAGATGCTTTTGTAGAAGGTTCTACTGGTCACAATCTGCAAGAAACTGGTGTTTTAGCTGAACAAAAGAAACAGGAACTACGTGAACAAGGTTACTCCGAACATGAATTACGTAGACGTGCTAGAACCGGCTGGACAAAGCCTTAACTACCCTCCACGCTAGATTGTACATATGACCCACCCAATCTTTGTTACAGGCCCGCAGAGAGCAGGCTCACGGCTTGCTGCTTACATTATATCCAGACAAACAAAAAGAACATTTGTAGATGAGCTTGATTACAACTCTAATATCCCTTTAAATAGTGTTATTCAAGCTCCTTTTTTGTTAAAAGCTGTTATTGAACTATCATTTGTATTTCCTACAGCTAAATTTGCTTTTATGTATCGTAATAAACAAGATATAATTAAAAGCATGGAGCGTATTGAATGGTATAAGGATTATATTGATGATTCTAATTTTTATAGTACATTTGTAGATCATTGTTATACTTACATTGAGCAACTAAAAAATGAGTTACCTCAAGAACGTTGGTTTGA